TCCGGATACCGCATGGGAGCCGGTGGAGGCATCACCAACCCTTCCGCGGCTGAGGTCGACGGTATGACCCCAGAGCAGTACCGCGCGTGGAGGAAACTGCACCCTGACGTCTAGGAGGCGTCTAAAACTATGTCGAACACATTCATCACCCCTACTGTTGTAGCAAACGAATTCCTGATGCAGCTGGAGTCCGCCCTGGTTATGGGCAACCTTGTCCACCGCGGGTTCAGCAAGGAATTCGTCAAGGTCGGCGACACCATCACGGTGAAGCGCCCGGCCACGTTTACCGCTGAGGCAGTCCAGTCGGGCATGTCCGTTCAGGGCGTGACCGAATCGAGCATTTCGCTCAAGATTGATCACCGCGAGGGCGTCCTGGTTACCTACACCGCCGAAGACGCCTCGCTGAAGATCAGCGATTTCAACGCGCAGATCACTATCCCCGCCGTCCGCGCCATTGCGGAGAAGATCGACACCGACCTCATGGCACTCGCCCGTGACGTCCCGTATGTCCGGGAACAGAGCGCGACTGCCGTGCTGACAGATCTCGCTCTCCTCTCCGCCGATCTCTCGGCCCGCAAGGTGCCGACGTCCCAGCGGGCGCTCGTCCTTGACCCCATGTCCTACGCGAAGTACATGTCCATCGAGGCCATTGCCTCTCTGGCTGCTCGCGGGAATACGGACGCCGTCGCCAATGGCCTTTTCGAACGGGCCATGGGCTTCGACATCGACATGTCGCAGCAGGTGGCGACCGAAGGCACGCTGGTCGGTTCACTGACGGGCTGCTCGACGCCCACTCCCGTCGCTCTCGGCGCAGTCACCATGACCGTCACCGACACCGACGCGACTGTCGGGCTTCTGCCCCATGGGTACGTCTTCACCATCGCGGGCGATACCCAAGTCTACACGCTGACCGCCGATGCCACTCAGACCGCGACCGGTTGCGTGATCTACTTCGCGCCCGGCATTCAGGTTGCCATCAGTGGCGCGAAGGCCATCACCGGCGAGACGGTCGTGAGCTCAGCCAAGACGCAGAGCCTGGCTTTTCACAAGAACGCCATCGCCCTCGTCACGGTTCCCGAAGCTCCCTCACAGGCCTGTCCTTCCAAGGTCCTGTTCTCCAATGGTCTCAATGTGATGCTCACTTATGAGCGCGACACCACGAACCACATCGACACCATGCTCTTCGAGATCCTGTACGGCGTCAAGGTACTCGATCACCGTATGGCCGAACGCTTCGTCTCTGACTAACTCTGAGAATAGGGGGGCCTTCGGGCCCCCTTGAATGGGAGGTATCTATGCACGTGAAGTGTCGGTATTGCGGGACAGATTGCTGGGACGTCGAGGCGCGCGCTGGCCACGAGGTCCTGTGTGATCAGAACCCTGCAAACGGGAAGGTCAAGGTGGTGAAACTCATGGAAGTGCTGTCGGATGTACTGACGGTTCTCCATGACGCTGAGCCAGTCGCTCAGCCGGGGGATCCTGCCGTGCTGGTCTTCGGCGGCAAGTCACATCCAGGTGAGACGCCGGAACAAGTCATCACAACCGACCGAACCTACATCGAGTGGGCTGCGTCCCTCTACCGTGACCCTGCGATCAAGCAGCGGTGCAAGGAACTGCTCATGGAGAACAAGAAGTGAGCGAGAATACAGCAGTCGCCGCCGTCAAAGCGAAGTCGCTGCTGATCTCGGGCAACCTGACCGATGAGCAGATCACGACGCTGCTTGCTGGCTATACGACCGTCGATAGCACAGGCGTCACGGTCTATGACACGACCGGCTGTGCGATCGCCTGCCTGCGGGCACTCATCGGCACGGTCCCTGTCGCTCGTTCGATCGGCGGGATCAGCTATTCCAATGAGGGCGTCCTGGCGGCCATCGCGGAGCTCAGGCGGGGCAGGGGTGGCAGCATCCCGCTGTATCACGAGGCGCCCACCGACGAGGGAGATATCATCCTGTGAGTTACCTGGACATGTTCGACCCATACGTCAAGGCCTTCACGCTGCAGAGCGCGACGTACGAGACGCTTGCGGGTGGCAGGCAGGTGCCCCACTGGGCGCCCGTTGCCGTGAGCGAGGGCCCGCTCGTTCCTGCCAGCATGAGCCTCACCCGGTATGAAGAGGGCGCGGGCGTCATCGTCACGAATGTCCTGTACGTGGACAGCGAGAGTCCCGCGACCATCGTGGCTGTCGGCAACCGTATCGTCGTTGCAGGCACGTCCTACGACGTCGTGCGTGTCCGCGACTATGGCACGCACAAGGAGGTCGAGCTCAATGTCGTCCTTTGAGATCAGCTTCACGATTCCACAGAGCGAGATTACCAAGGTCACGGATGCGATCAGGGCGAAGATGATGATCGCCGTCGACTGGTGCACGGATACGATCAGCACCTATGCCCGCGAGAACCATGCCTATACCGACCGGACGCACAACCTGACCACCGGCACGAAGTTCCTGCCCGCGATGCAGGAAGGGTCGAGCATCATCGGCCTAGTCTACGTGGGGATGCCCTACGCGAAGTATGTCCACTGGGGCACCGGCATCTATGCCGAAGGTCCCGGCGGGTCGAAAGCCAAGAAGATCCCCTGGATCTACAAGGACATCGAGGGACACTTTCACACCACGTCCGGCCAGCATGCGGACCGTTGGGTCGAGCAGGCCTTCAAGGACAAGCGCGACGACTGTATCCGCGTTCTGAGGGGGTGCCTATGAAGAGTAAGGACGTCACAGCGATCCTGAAGACCGTCGGGCTGCCGGTCTACTACATCTACCCGCAGGAGTCGATCAGCAAGACCGTGCCGTGTCTAACGTACCTGCTGGACAAGCGCGGGTGCGAAGGCGAACCGAACTGCAAGACGACTATCACGACGACGCTCTACTGTGCGGTCACGGCGTTCGACGTCCTGGCCGACGGGATGGAGACGATGATCTACGCCCTGCCCTGTCTTGACCGGGCGAACGTCCGGCGGGTTGACCAATACGAACCGGTCTTGGATCTAGCCAAGTGCACGTGGACGATTCCCATTCAGGGATAGATAAGGAGACACCATGCCAACAGGACCGACCCTACTCACGAAGCAAGTCAGCAAGGCAATGAATGTCGGCAAGATCGTCACGCTCGCGCTGGCCGATGGAACGAACGGGAACAACGTGGCGGCCGACTCGGAGTACATGCACCTGGTGGTCATCAATACGGATAGCGCGACGCACACCATAACCATCACGCGCCCAAAGGCCTCCAACCTGGGTATTGTCACCGCCGTGGGGCCGATCACCATTCCTGCTGCCGTCACGGGCAAGCCTGGCGTGTGGGTGTCCTCGACCTTGCCGACCGACTGGTTCAAGAGTGCCACGACCAAGATCGACTTCACGTTTGACGCGACTCCGACCGGCGTGTACGTCGCCGTTGTAGACATGACACCATCGCCTTCCGCGGTGGAATAAGGAGATAGAACATGGATAACGGATATGCCTACGGGATGGGTCCCGGTTCACTGATTACCGTGACAGGCGGCCCGACGGGGATCATCGTCGAGGGCCTCAAGATGGATGCGGCTGCCGGCGAAGAGCTGGAAATCCAGAACAACGATGCTGGCCAGACGCTTGCCCAGTCGGTCATGACCAAGTTCAAGGGCACCGCGTCGGCGACGGCAGAGTTCAAGGGCTGGGTCGATCCCCTGGCCTTGCTCGGCCTGTCGGCCACACTCACCGCCGTCAGCGCCAACACGGCTGCCGTGACCGCCACCTGCTCGATCACCATCAAGACGGCGGGCAGCGATTCCAATCGTGGCAACTGGATGTTCAACATCGGCGGAACGGTCGAGCCGGCGGCCTAATGGAAATTACGAAGGGTCAGGTCGACCAGCTCTACGCTAAGTACCACGTGAACGTGTATGGCATGACCTACGAGACCTACTTGCAAGGCGATCCCGGCCTTGTTCATGACCTCGTGGCGATGCATCGGGGCAAACCAGTGGCAACCAATGAGAATCTCTCGAGCACGGAGATCGTCGAGGCGTTCAAGCATTTTTTCGTGGAAGGTGCCACTGGCTCTGGTCAGAATCAGAGCTCGATTACTGGGGCACCAGAGCACGCGAAGTCCTGAACCTGATGCACGGAGACCTGATGCGCCTGAGCCTGGCTGACATGGACGCCATGCCCGTCATGCTGCTCACGGCGCTTGAGGTCATCGCTTCCGAACACCGACTTGGCGAGAAACCACACGGGGTGGAGTGATGGCTGAAGAGTTCGATATTCAGGGCAATGTCGTCATCAATACCGGTGACGCAGAAGCGGCACTGAAGAACCTGCGCGACAAACAGGCAGCAGCCGACAAGAAGTCACAAGCCGACCAGTTGTCGGCTCTGAAAACAGTCGGCACGGCTGCCGTCGTCGCGGGTGCGGCACTTACCACCGGGCTCGCCCTTATGGTCAAGGAG